AACTAGAAGGGACTAATGTAGAGTTAGTAGAAGTTAGAATTGATGAAACTCATAAATGCTCTGCAGTAATAAGAAAGGATAAATAATGGAATATACTAGTAAGTTATTAACCCCGGAACAACAAGTCAATGTAGAGAAAGCACTTTCTTCTGCAATTTCTAATATTACCAAAGATAAAGAATTGATTCAAAATACTCCTATTCGTTGGATTAAAGCATTTGATGAATGGTTCAGAAATAGTAATGAAGACTTAGGTGAGATGGGAAAACACATTTGTAAAGTTTTTCCTTCTAAGAATGATTCTATGATTGTTGCCCATAATATTGAGGTTTGGGCTACTTGCCAGCACCATATGTGTCCATACAAAACTCATATAGCGATTGGAGTAATACCGACTGGTGGAAAAGTTATGGGACTTTCCAAATACACAAGATTGGTACATGAAGTTGCTAGAAGATTTGATTCTGGAATTGTAGAGGACTTCGTAGAAAACATTTCTGAAGCTTTAACTTCTGCATTAGATACAGAAAACATTGCAGTCATTGCTTATTCTCTTCCTGGTGATGTTCACACGTGCGCAGCGTCTAGGGGTGCAAATGATTCTAATATGAGAATAGTTGCTTCTTCGTTGAAAGGTTTCTTTAAAAAAGAGCCAGAAACAAGGGCAGAGTTTCTTTCTTACATTAAATAATTTCATTTTTAAACTATAAAAAAGAAGAGCCGAAGCTCTTCTTTTATTTTTACATCTATTAAGATGCAGCCACAAGCGATCCAGTTGGATAGATTTGTAGAGATGCAGGAACTGTTCCATCCTCTTGAATTTGAGGCACTGATGTGAAGATAACAGAAACGTTAACAAGAACGTTGTCTTCAATATCAATAGAGTCAATCTTTGGAGTACAGTCATTGATACGATATGTAGTATCACAACCTACAAGAATCAAATCAAGCGGAGTACTTGTTTCACAAGCTGTAATCGTAGTAAGGTCAAGTACCACTGGGTTTTCATCAGTTTCAGTAGCTGTAACTGTTTCACCTGTAGAAACTTGTTCACCTAGAACTTTCTTCTTTAATGGGAAGATTTTACCTAACATTTCTGGAGTTGCACCTAGAAGGGTAACTGTTGCAGAAAGTGAGGTTGTTGTAGGAATGTCGAACGTACGACCATCAATTGTGGTTGGCTGTGTAGAATCTGCAGAGTAGTCGAATGATACTTCAGTAACTTCTACAACTTGGTGATCCGCGTCCACGGCTCCGTAATATAGAGTGAACGGACCGGTTACGTAACTTTTCTTAGCCATTGAATTCCTCTTGTGTTATTTTGTTAAAGTATTTTGTTTTCTTCTGTTCTCTTAAGATAATTATAGGTAATCTTTATTTTATTTTGGTAATTGTTTAATTTTGGATTAAACGGTCCTGTTATCCTATAATATATTTATGAAGATATATGCTCGTAAGTGTGAAATAAAAAAAATAGAGAATCTTGAAGTTAAAGATTTTCTAGAAAAATATCATTTGCAAGGAAATTGTTCTGGTCAAAAATATTGTTACGGGTTATATTACCAAAATGAATTGGTAGGGTTAATGACTTTTGGATATCCTAGGTATAATCCTAATGTTTCATTTGAACTTTTAAGATTGTGTTATAAAAAAGATATTACTGTCATCGGCGGTTCTTTAAAATTGTTTAATTATTTTTTAAAGGATAAGAATCCCACCAGTGTTATTAGTTATTGTGATACAAGTCATTTTTCTGGTGATATTTATCTTAAAATGGGGTTTAAACTCTTGAATAAAGGTAAAGAATCAATTATTTGGAAAAAGGAAAATAAGTTTATCACTCATACCCAACTTTTAAAATATGGTGCAGATAAACTAATTGGAACCAAAGATGGTAAAGGAACTTCTAATGAAGAGATTCTAAAACGAGAGGGATGGGTTTCTGAGCCTTGGGCAGCGCAGGATTCTTATATTTGGTCAGCTTCCTGTGAAGGTATAATTTACAAAATTACCAATCTACTCAATAATAAAGTTTATATCGGTCAAACTAAAAAGACTTTAGAAGAACGTTGGGTGATGCATTGTAGAGATAATGACACACCAATTGATAAGGAAATTCATAAAATAGGTAAAGATAATTTTACTTATGAAACCATTGATTACACTGCCAATTTCTATGAATTAAATAAAAAAGAGAGATATTGGATTAGAAAATATAATTCCGTGGAAGAAGGATATAATATTTTAGCTGGGGGTAATGGGGTATACCAAGGTACTGGAGGTTTAAATAGACCTATGACTGAAGAAGAAAAACAACTCCGTAAAGATTGGTATACCAACTTATCAGAAACCCAAAAACAAGAATTTAAATTAAAATCCCACAATGGAAAGACTTCTGAAGAAAAGAGACAACTAGCTAAAAACTGGTATCAGAATGCTACAGAAGAACAAAAAGAAGAAATTAAAAGAAAGAGAAGAGAGGCCCTTATTAAGAAAGGAATTTGGAAAGCAAAAAATAATCCTAGTTTGAATTAGGATTATTTCTCTTTATTCCTGGTTATTAACCGATTAAATATTTTTGCTGTATGAGTCTCACCAACGCTAGACACTAATAATTGTTTTCCGAACAAACTCTATAAAATATTTGCTGCTTGTGTCTATTTTTATTATAGGTAATATTTGATGTAAATCCAAATTGGGAGAAAAATAGGACCCGAAGGTCCTAAGTTTCTAGAGAACAGTGTTTTTGTTTTGTAACTAATTATAAATTAGCTAGAAACTGGAGTCATACCAGCGATGACAGATTCGTCAGCGATATAACCACCACGGTAGAATGAACCACGTAGTACTAGCTCATTACGTTGCCAAGCAGAACGTGTTTCTACAACACCAGTAGCGTTGTAAACTTCATATGAAGCTTCTGCAGAAATGTCATAAGATAGACCACCATGAACCTTACCACGGTATTCACTAAAGTCACCATAGAATACTGGTGAAACAATATCTACAGTTTCAATAGTTGTACCATCTAGGCTTTGTGCTACAAATGTTCTTGTATCACCTTCACCTAGAGTTGGCATTAGGTCATTAGGAACTACTACATATGGGAATCCAAAGATTGTTGGAATATCACCATTTGCGAATGCGTTTACCGATAGTTCACCACCTGCTCCAGAGTTGAATAGATATTCAAGAATAGCAGCTTTGGTACGTGCGTTAAAGATGAACTTACCATTTACAACTGTGTCTGAAACCTTTGTAGTTGCTTTAACGAAGTCGATGAGAGCGTCTGTAGCAGATGCTGGATCAAATTCAACAACATTATCAGTGTGGTTAACAGCTTGTTGTAGACGTACAATAAATAGTTGTGCAAGTTTGCGATCGTAATCAGTACGATAACCAGCAGCAACATCAGCTAGGATGTCGGCAGCAGCAAAGCGTGTAACTGAGTTACAGATTGGAGTAACAGCTGCAAACTCTTCCATTTGTGAAAGACCTTGTGTTAAGCTGTAACCTTCAATAGCCTTTAGGTTATCAGGACGTACGTGTTGTGCGTCGTCAGTGATTGTTTCGCCACCTTCACAAAGCTTAACTGGACGCATGTTAATATCACCAACACGAGTTGCATAAGCAAATTGTAGTGATGAAGTTTCAGCGTAGTCAAGTTGGCTTAGAAGAGCAGAATAATCTGTTCTCTTTCCGTGAATCATAGTGTCGATTTCTGGAGGTAGTACAAATCCATCAATTCCTGGATCACCAGAGATTGTGATAGGACCACCAACAGTATCGTTTGTTACTTTTAGAGAAGCGTTGTAAGCGTTAATCTTAGCAAGCTTATCCATAGCAGCAGCATTCTTTAGACGGTAAGCGTCCCAAGCGGCTGCAACTTGTTCGTTGTAACGAATGCGGTAGTCTTTAGAGAAAGAATTTTCTTCTTTCTTAGCTTCTTCAACTTCCTCTACTTCAGGAGCTTTTACAGCTTCATCAGCAAGTTCGTTTTTGATTCTAGCGACTAATGCATTGATTTGCTCGTCAGTCATAGTATCCTTATTATTTAAATTATTATCTTCTTCGTCAGTTTCTGAAGTTTGTTCAACTTCCTCGGCACTGTCTTCCGGTTCCTTATCTCCTTCAGATAATTCTTCAGATGTTTCAGATTCCTCAATAGAATTTTCAACTTCTACTGTTTCTGCTGCTTCTTCGGTTTCTTCAACTTCTTCTGCAACCTCTTCAGTTTCGGTCTCTTCTTTTGTTTCCTCTGCAGCTTCTTGTGAATTCTCTGTTTTCTCGGAGATATCTTCCTTCGGTTCAACTTCAGTCTCTTCGGAATTTTCAATTTCTTCTGTTGTTTCAGTTGTTTCGGTTTCTGGTTCTTCAACTTCTTCGGTTTCTACTCCAGATTCTTCAGAATCATTTTCAACCTTCTCTTCAATTGAGTTGGTTTCAATTTTTTCTTCAGTTTCTTCAGCTTTCGCCTCTTCAGCTGTTTCTTCAGATTCCTCTACTTCTTCAGAGTCCATATCATTTTTCTTTTTAGATTCTTCAGTCTTCTCCGCAGGAGTGTTTTTAGCGTCAACCTTTTCGGTTAGAGCTTCCAAAACACTAACTATTTTTTCTTGACCAGATTCTAAATCACCTAGACGTGTTTGAATAGCTTCAACTTCTCCCTCAAGTGCTTTGACTTCGTCTTCGACTTCAGGTTGAATGTCAGTTTCTTTTTCGTCATTAGCTTCTTTAGCTTTTCTTTCATTAAAGATTTCTTCAACCTTTTGGTCGATTTCTTCTTTTGAAAGATCGGCGTTATTTGCAATGACTTCGTCATAAATGCTTTGAACCTCTGGAAGAATAGAATATTGTGTTTTTGTCATTTATCTCCTTTGGTTTTGTAAAGGCTTTGTTAATATTGCTGCATTCTTGTGATGCTTAACTATATTTTATATAAAAGAAAAATTATTTGTGTGAAAATTATGATTTCTACCAGTTATTTTTAATTTTTGGTTTTTCAAATCAGTAAACCTTATAATTATTTTGACAATTAAAAATTGCCTAAGTAATAAAACCTAAAAAGAAAGGAATAAAGAGATGGCAAATACTTCTATCTCAGATAACCTCGTAAAAGACGAGACAATCAATATTAACGGTATAGATTATATAGAACTACAAGATAATGTAAACGCGGAAGATTCTATTACTATTAACGGTAAAAAATACATCCCATTTGTATATGAGGATAGATTACCACAATTTCAATTGGTATTTGATAGGAAGGATGGTTGTTTCTGCAAAGGTTCACCTGAAATTGAGAGTGATGATAATTCTGTAACTTTTGATAAGAAAAGAATCTACTTGGATATTTATCCTCTATTAGTTGAAAAGTTCGGTGAGGAAGAAGCCCAAAATGCTTTGCAAAACTTTATCGGTGTTAAATATGAAACTAAGAATGCCGGGGATACCAAAATTGTGTTTCAAAAGGGTGACTTTGATTCTATGATGAAGGAATTTGAAGATTTGGTTTCTGCCACATTTACTAACCAAAAGCAAGCTATTGGCTTTAACACCACTGCAGATAGAATTTTCAATCGTAGATTTAACTCAATCTTTGACCCATTTGGATTTCTCAATTAAATAACATATAATTTATTTAAGCAAGTTAGTGAGGACTAGACATCAACGTGAACGAGCGTTGCTTGCGATAGGGACAAGAAGTTCAATAAAGGGTAAGACCTGAAAAGGCACTGAGGCGAAAGCGTTCTCTACAGAATCTAGTCTCTGGTAGGGTGAGTTCTTCTATATCCCATGCTTTAAGATAGACTTCTAGCGCCGAGGTCTATCTTTTTTTAAAAAACTTTAAAATACCCCTTGATTTTTTAGAAAAACTTCCTTATAATTTAAATAAGATAATTATTAAAGGAAAAGAATAATTATGGAAGAGTATATTAAATTCGCGGAAGAGACCCTAGGTCTCACACCGAAGCATAACGAAAAAGGTGTGTTGATTTATTCAGATTCTGAAGGTAACCAACTGAAACCTAATCAACTAGGGGCTCTCTATAAAAAATCCAGAGTAGAAATTCTAGAAGAGAGAAAAAGATTTCTATCTAGTTTGGGAAATATTCTTTTAGAAGCAAAAAAGCAAAAGGTAAGGGACATTTGGCCTATTATTAGAAAGTGGTATAAATATGAGTCCAATGGAGCTAAAATGTTGGAATTTGAAATAGAGCACAATCGAAAAGGTCGATGGACTGAAGATGGTAAAATAATTTAGGAGGTTGAAATGAACCAGAAGTATCAAAAGTATTATAAAAATTGGATTTTGTATGAAGGTGTAAGACGTTCTGGAGAATTCAATATGATTATGGAAGCTGAGGATGCTAGAAAGAAAGCAGGTATTAGTTCACCCCATGATTATGCTGATATAGTTCGCAAGTACAGTTTTGTTAAAAATGAGTTATCTGAACTTTGTAAAGAAAATGGATTAGATATAGAGACTGTTGATTTGAAGGACCTTAAAAAGTTAGTTTAGAGTTAGGGTGCTATTACCTTTCACCGCGTAGGGGCACCACATGCACTTAGGTCTGATTTTACCTTCCAGGTTGACCTAGTTAAAATAACGTCTGTTAGCTAAAACCTCTCTAGATAGTTAAATGTCAAGGAAGACGCAGCCCTAAACTCAAGAAATTATAAAAAATCTGGGGATTTTATTAAAAAATCTCCATTTTTTCTCCAGATTTTTGTAAAAAACCCTTGATTTTTTCCAGGTAATACCATATAATTATAATATAGATATTAAATAAATGAAAGGATTTAATATGAATATCAAAGAAATCAAAGAAGCAACATTAAGAAATGTAAAAGACGAACAAGACACAACTATTTACAGACTTGTTTGGAAAGTAGAAGAAGCATTCAGAAAAACTTTAAAACAATTCAATCTTGAAAATGAATTTAGTGTCCGCGCAAAAGAAAACAAATATATTTATCTTTACCCAAAGAACAATTATCAGTTTGATGTAGTAGGATTTGAACTTAAGAAAAAAGTAGTTAACAAAACTAAAAATCCATACCATTATGGTAGAGAGATTTATTCCTATGGAGTTAAAGATTTTGAACTATGGGATGATGAAAACGAAGACCTCATTGAATTATTGAACAAGACTTTAGACACTATTGAAAGAAGGAATAATACCAAAATTCAAAACTATGAAACAATTAAGAAGTTTATAGAAGAAAACAATATCCAAAGTGAATTTGCTTTGGAACAGATGATTAAAGATTACACATCAGTAAAATGGTCAAAGGAACATTAAAATTAAAAGGAGTTATATGAAAGTAATTATTTTACAAAGCGGAGATTTACTCAAAGTATTTAGTTCCTACGAAAAAGCGAAAGAATTTATGAGAACCCGATGTGCTTTTAGAAATGAGGACATTGAAGATTGGGGTGGTACTAATGACTATGGAACATATTATTCTTTAACTGAAAGGGAAGTTGATGAATAATTTTAAAGAAATAGCAAATCTTTTAGAAGAAATTAAGAATACTCAAGGAACAATTGCTAAGTTAGATTTGTTGGAATCACATTACCAAAAACCTGAACTACAAGAAGATTTAAAATTAGTTCTTATTCACTTATTTGATACTACTATTACTACAGGAATAGCTAAAAAATCCTGGAATAATATTAAGACAACAAAAGATATCAGCTTTGAAAGTATCCTGGGGTTAATTCGGTTTATACAAGGGAATAATACTGGTAAAGATGAAATAATTGAACAATTAAAATACATTGACTTAACTTTAAAAACTTCAGAAGAGAAACAATTGTTATATTACATTGCTACAAAAGATGTGGTAATCGGGATCAACCAAAAGATGATTCAAAACCGTTTAAATATTTTCCAGATGTTTGAAATTATGTTAGGATCGTCTTTGAAGGAAGCCAAGTTGGATACATCCAAAGATTTTTATCTTACCCGAAAATTAGATGGTTGTAACATCACTGTTATTAAAAGAGGTTCTGAAGTTTCTGATATAGTATTTATGACTCGTAATGGTAAGAGAAAAGAAGGACTGGATAATTTAGCACAAGAATACCTTTCTTTACCAAATGGTGTTTATTTTGGAGAAGCGATGTATTCAGAAGAAATTGGGGATAGAGGTGCTATGTACCGAATGACGGTTTCTGAATTAAACTCTGACAAACAAGATAAGAAGATTGTTCATAATATTTTTGATATGTTGTCCTTAGAAGATTGGGACAAAAGACAATCTACTATGACTTATGATGAAACTTTTAAATATGTGGAATCTTTATTAAGCGATGTAAACTGTCCTCATATTCAATTGGTTGAAAAAGTTTTTGTCGGACAAGAAGAATTCAAAGAAATTAAGAAACATTTAGACCAGGCTTTAGCTAAGGGTTGGGAAGGTTTAATGTTGAGATATTCGGATTCTAAATATGAATGGAAACGCTCAAATAATTTAATTAAACTTAAACAATTTTATAGTGTTGACCTAAGAATTATTGGTTGGGAAGAATTTAAATATCCTAATCAACTAGGAGCTTTTATAGTTAATTACAAAGGTAATGAATTAAAAGTTGGAACCGGTTTTACAGCACAACAAAGAAAAGATTTTTGGAAAGATAGAGAATCTTATTTAAATAAAATTATTGAAGTCCAAGCTTTTGAAGAAACCACTAATAAGGAAAATCAACAAAAATCTTTAAGATTTCCTGTATTCGTACAATTTAGGTTTGATAAAGACGAAGAGAGTTACGACTAAACAAATTAGATTTTGGACCATCTTCTGACCACTTGAGTAGGTTGTTTACCCTTTGAGGATGATACTCTTACCTCTGCTTCCACTGGTTTGTAATCTGTAGAAGGACCAATTACATATGCAGTATAAGAAGGTTGACAAGCTACAGTTCCGGAAAGAGTTGTGGATCCCAGGGAAGTAGTAGCAGTCCAAGTATAAGATACAGTTTCATCATCCGGAACTTCAGAATAATATGTAGGAGTTGTTTCTCCAGGTATTATTTGACCAGTGTCATAAGTTTGGGAAGTCATAGTGGCATTATTCCATTCTTTATAAAATGAATAAGTTTTGCCATCCATTATGTATTTCCAATCCAATCTTAGTTTAGGACTTGTTCCACATTCTCCCCAGTTAATAGAACCTAATTTAAAAATGATTCTATAAACTTCAGGATTGGTTGCTGAGGCATTGGTCAGTGTTGGTTTTGAACCCCTAGTAGTAAAACTTCCGGTAGAAGAGTTAATCCCTCCAGCAGAGTTGACTGCATAACTTCTGTAGTAATATTTTGTAGCTGGAGTTAACCCAGTCAGATTCCAAGACCCAGAAGATGAAGAAGTATAATCTGTAGTTGTATAAGATGAGAAATTAGAACTCGTTGAATATTCAAATCTTTGCTTAAATCCACTACCCACTCCTTGGGAGCCTACCGAAACTTTAGCGGTTGCAGAATTACAAGTGATAGAGGAAACACTAGCTCCAGCATTAGAAGGCGGTTGTTCTCCTAAAGGAACAGTAACGTTGCTCCAACTAACAGTGTTGTTCACCCAACCTGCAGAAGAGTTTTGGGCATCTATAAAATGAACGTAAATTGTGATTTTTGTTGAGGAAGCTGCAACTGACTGTGTGAAATCAAAATTGCTAGAAAAGGTCCTATTCTCAATTAACGAACCAGTAGTATTTTCTTTAATCTGAGTATACCCTGTCCAACCATTATTATCAATTTTCATTCTATAATTGATACGGTTGTTGTACCAAGAATAATAATAACCTTGACCACTCAAAGATGCACATTTAAGATGAACAGTCCCATAAAGTCTAATATTTCCAGTTCCGCTTCTTACAGCAGTGTAATCTACCCACGCATAAAAACCTGAATATCCGTACCAAGAATAAACAAGTTGTGTACTAGTTGATGCCATTATTTATTCTCCTTCCAATAATTTTTCTTTGTTTCCCAACTCATTCCGGATATTTCAGATTCTCCGTTTTTGACACTTCTTCTGTATACATAGATGATATCATCACAATAGGAAATTCTAAAAGCCTTTAGGGATGAGTCAATATTATAAAATGTATCTTCCCCTGCGTGAGCTTCTTTAAGTTCTTTATTTTCTCTCATTTTTACCAACTCAGCCAAAAAACCTTTATATAATCTAGTATAAATAGCCATTTGGTCATCCAAAGGAAATTCTTCTTTTGTAATTTCATCTATAATCTGTTCTTTGTAAACATAGATATCAGATTTACCATCTTGGATATAATTTTCTAAAGTTTCTATGTAATTACTTTTTACATAATCATCAGAATCTATAAAACAAAACCAATCTTCTGAAGTAACATACTCGAGTCCTTTATTTCTACTAATAGAACACCACTGTCTGCCTTCGTTTTGAATGAGTGTTGTGAATTTTTTAATAGGGTGATTTTCTAAAATGGAAACTGATTTATCTGTGGAACAATCATCTATAAAATAAATTCTACAATTTTCAGTTAATTGAGGATAAAGGCTGTCAAACAATTCCTTTAAATAAGATTCTTTGTTATAGTTAGGAATTATTATTTTCAGCACAATAACTCCTTTATTAAGATAATTTCTTCTTAATCCAGATTAGTTCTACACCCGGAATAGCTGCTGGAGTAGAAGCTGTAGGTCCAGTAATAACGATTCTAGTTTTTGTTCCTTCATTCGGGGCAGCTTGGTAAAAACCTGCTATAAATGAGTTGGTTGGGTCAAGAATAACATTTGGTGAAAGTCTTGCTTGTAGAGCATCTGTAAATACATAAGTTCTAGAATCTGTTAGTGAGATAGAAGAAGAACCAGCTGGAATATATAAATCTGCTAGTACTACATAAGGATTATTCAATCCTACGGAACTTTGTATTTCTGAAATACTTGGTGCAGAAGGGTTAGCAGCTGCAGTTCCATCAATAGCAGCAAACTTTAGAACATTCGGGCTTTCAATAATTGTATCTTCCGCAACGAATTCTACATTTAAATCAATATAAGCAACTACTAAAGTTCTTCTTGGCAATCCTTGGTCAGAACCTGTAATTGATAAATTATAAACGCTTTGTAACCAACCTAAATACGCGTAATCATTATATTTAATAAGAATGTGTCCATCTAAACCACCCTGTTGTGGATTGATGTTTAATGACATCCCTGAACCAGAAGATAAAGTAAATCCATTTATAATACAACCATATCCGCCATAGGTAGCTTGTTTGGTTGATTCAATCATTTGGTCAATGAATTTACCTGCACCACGTTCAGATGTCCACGCGTTTGTATCACGGTAGGCTACTCTGGTGTGATAAATATCAGTTTCATCCATTTTATTATATTTCCTTTATTTTATTATACATTTTTCGGTTAAAATTAAGTATTATCTGATTAAAAGTGCCGCCCTATCCAAATGACTTTGCATTTTTCTCATTTGGCTATTAACCGCATTTTTAGCGAACCAAGGACCTGTTCCTGGAGTAGTGTAATGTCTGACTACATGAGTCCCATCGTACCTCATTCCTCTTTCTTGATAAGCAGCATAAGGTTGTTCCCAAGTAATCTCACATTTAGCTCCTGTAGAAGTTTGATTGGATTTTACATTTACTGATTTACGAAGGTTATTATATTTTAAAGGAGTTTTAGGAAGAGATTCTTTTTTAACATCGTTACCAAAACTAAATAGGGTGTAAACCGCTCTATTTTTTATAGTTGAGATTACCTGGGGTGTTCTATTTTCAACTCTAATTCCCATATTGTTCCTTTATCTAGCTTGTAACCTTCTGACTTGGCTTTCTGTTAACTTATATCTTTGTACAAAACTCATCATTTGTAAAGTGAAGAACGTTGGGGAAATAAGTGTAAAACTCATATTTTCAACAGAATCTGTACTTACTGAAAGTGAATATGAATAAATTCTATAAATTCCGTTAATAAATGTGAATAAATCATCTTCCAGAACTTTAAGAGCAATAGCATCTCCAATATGTAGGTTGCTTGGGTTATAAATATTTGAGTCCACTGATAATGTTGGCATCTCTTGGATATCACCATAACTATTTAAATCTGCTCCAATCTTAGAATCAATATCAGTTTGACTATTTACACCTTCGTAAGATGTGATCGATTCCATAGCTCCCATATTCTTTAAAGAGTCTGGGTCTTTAAGAACTGCTGACCATTTTCTCACAAACTGTTTTTCATTTCCTTCTGCGTCTTTGTATTTGATTTCTTCTTCAGAAGAACCATAAATACAGTTGGTAACGTCTTCAATATCTCTAGTAATATCTAGGGTTTTAATATCTCCTGGATAAGTCAATTGCAAATCTGGGTCAGCAATAGTTTTGCCCTGATACTTCCAGATGTTCAATTTTTTATCTTCATCAAAGACAAACTCAAATTGGTCTCCGTCAGATTCATCTGCTTTGAGTTTTGAAAGATTGAAGATACCTTCTAAAGCTTCTTGTTGATGGAAATGTCTAATTCTATCTGTTTGGTATTTATATTCTTTTTGTTCTCCAGAACTACTAGTATATGATGGGTCAAATATACCACGGGAAATTCCTAAGTCATAAATATCACCTACTACTGGAGCTCTATATAGTTGTAGCTCTGATAAGTCTAACTTTTTGTTTGTTGAGATTTTTATATAATGAATTTTTCCTGCACTTAATCCGGTCAAATATTGAGAAGTTTGGACCCAACTTTTTTCTATTGATCCCGCGTCTTGTGGGGTAGCAGGAAGAGTAATAGTTTTGGTCCCGATCAATGTTCCTGCGTTAGTTGCAGTAGATAAAGGACCTTCATAAAAACTTAAAGTTAGGGTAGTAGATTCATTGTTTCTGTGATAACAACTGAAATATAATTTTTCTCCATTATAATCTTCTGCACTTTGTGTTGGACCAATCATATATGTGTTAGCGGGTAGGCTTATTCCACCTCCCCAAAGACGTTCTCCAGAAGCTACTCTAATTTTTGGGTCTGGGTCTTCAAAACTACCATTATATGCCCAAGTAGATAAATAGGCTTCATCATCAGAAGCTTCAAATGCGTAATTTTCAATCCAGTTAAGTTCGTGTTGAGCTTCTTCCATCACGCGCATAGCGATTTCAGGATAACTAACACTACCGATTCCAAAACTTACAAAACGTTTTTCCAACATTTTGCTCCAATCAAAACATTTAAATTCCAGTCTCTGTTCATTGATTTCACCTAGAGATAGTTTCATCGTATATAGGTATCCATCAAAGACTGTTTTGAAGTTTCTTCTAACTTTAATTTCTGTTAGCCAAGGTTTTAGGACGTTTGGCAAGAAAGTGCCTTCGTCTTCTAGACGCTTTTTGAATTGAACATATTCCACGGAGAAGGAACAATCATCAGGAGTATTTCTTTCTTTATTGATATCCAAATCAGAAGTCAAAATATTAGAGATATCCATAATAAATCTTCTTGTATTAAAAGTAATGATTTGTTGGAAGTCTAACTTGTTGAATTCTGAAGCTCCTTCTAAATCTTCCTTTGCTTGGTATAAAATATTATTGGTAAATACGTATTCGTCTTTAGAATAGGATTGATTTGCCTTCCATTCTTTATAAGGAACTTGGGTCCAATCAGATGAAGAAAAAGTCTCCCCAGATATAAAGCTAGTTTTGGCTTTATATAAGATATTGTCATTAAGTATCATTTCTCCTTCATTATATCCCCAGTTGGAGTGAAAAGTATTATCATCTCTTATCCAAAGATAAAGAAGGATTTGATATTGTGGTATTCCAATGTCATCAAATATATCATATGCCATTATATTTTACCTATTTGAAACCCTTCTGGACAAACAAAGACCCTTACATTTTTTATTCCATTATTATACCAATGGGACCCTTTTAAGGGACTTCCATCTTTAAACTGTTCTAGAGCCATCATTTTCATTCTTTGTTTAAATTCTTTTGACTGACATTTTGCTTTAGGGTCTTTTTTGGATTTAGAAATATTATAATGGATTTGATTTATCTCTTTTTTAGTTTTCTTCTTCCAACTTTCTCTAATTTTCTGGCCGTGTTCTTCTTTTCTTTCTAAGGTCCAAGAGTGACCAAGATATTGTTTTCTTTCTTCTTTTGTAGAATTTGCAAGCCAATCTTTCATTCCCTCAGAAGTTTTTTTGGAATGAAATTCTCTATGTTGTAAGAACCATTCCTTACGTTTTTCTAAAGAGAAATTATTGTGTTCCCAAATGTTTCCACCAGGGGCGACGTTATAACCAGTTTCTTGGGTTTTATATTTTTTAATTAAATCTTTTTCTACTTTATTCGCTTCTTCTTTTGTTAAGCAATCGTCAAAAAGAATTTCTTTACTAAAATTATCCCAACCATATTTTTTTATAGCGTTACCTAAATACTGACCTTCGTAACCTTGACCTTTTCTTCCCCAGCGTTCAGTTGGTTTTCTCTTTGTTTGGCCAATGTATGCTTTGCCGTTAATTTTGTTGGTTATTTTATAAATGGTATACATAATTATATTGTATAAAATTCTTAAAATATTTGGCTTGACTCAGACCCCTTGGTAAAGTTCACGGTATTCTATTGTTGCGGAAGAAGTATCGGAATCTTCACCAGATTTATAATAAATCTTATTTACTCCGTAACTTAGATACCACCATTCAGATAATTCGTTAATGTAATATGAGACACTTTTGCCATTCATTAGAACTTGACGTTTGTCAAAATCTATTTCTAAAATAGAATCTTGTGTTAGTTCAAAAGGTTCGTCGTCAGAACCCATCTTAAATTGTTGATTAGTTGTTGCGTTAATAAATGTAGGATTATATGAAGGTCCAACTAATGTAATTTTTGGATAACAAGGAATGAGTCCCCGATAATCAATATTTGTGGTCATATGACCAGTTTTGAATAATACCGGGGTTGTTTCTGGAACCAAGTGTCCTCCACCAGACTCTTTATTAAGAAGTGCGTATCTATAAATAGAACTTGGATCCCCATAGATGTCTGCTCTAGCTAAAGCATAATCTGGGCAAAAGAAAGTTACTTGATATTGTCCAACTTTATAGTTGTCGTAATCCATTTTGAAATCTGTCATATATCCAGCAGTATAAAATACATCATTATTCATAAACTTAATGAATATAGGATATAATTTACGGATTACTAAACCGTTTGTTAATAATTCCCGAATAGAATAATTTGAACTAGTTTTAGAAGTAATACATTGTGCAAAATCATCCCAATAAAAACCGGAGATAGTTAGAATTCTACCACCATATAATTGAGATGACATGTAGCCACCATCTTTGCCGGACCAATCTCCGTAATTGTTTCTAATAGGTGGAACTTCCATTCCTGATACTTCTGAAAGTAGAACGCATTTGTTAGAGTTACCAAATTCAACACCAGCGTAGACTACTTCATCAGAAACTAAATCACCCACTAGAATTCTAAAATCTGAATTAACTACACCACTTGTTGCCATTTATCTTCTCCTTATGCTCTTGCTAAGTCCCACTTTAGTTGTGCGTACATAGCAGACAAATCTAATCCGTTTCTAATATTGTTAGTCATATATATATTATTATTTTTAGTTGTGGAATTACCAAATCCTGAAGCAGACGTATCTAATGAACCACTGACTGAAATATCACTTAATTCGCTTAAATTAGTTTGCGCAGCTTCTACTAATTCTTCTGACGCCTTTGCTACTTGTTCCGCAGTACTCTCAATACCTTCTGCCAGACCCTCACCGATGTATTCACCTAATCCATACATCACTCTTGAAGGAGAGTGAATTCCTAATAGGTTTTTCAAAGTATTAACTGATGCGGCTGAGATTTGACCCATTGCAACGTTAATTCTCCAAACCATGGATGAAAGACCATTTGCAAATCCTATAGTAGCATTACGCCCGGCTCCAATAAAATCACCCTTTGCGAATTCATTGATAATAGAGCTTGCTGTGTTTTTACCAATTTTAACAAACTCATTCATTTTACCATTAAAGGTATCAATTATCTTAGTTACTGCTTTCAATAGATAATCCGGAACACTCTTTTCATCCCATCCTTTACCAATTTGATCTGCAAAATCCGCACCAACTGCATATAAGTCTGGTGATTTGCCCTTGGCAGCATCTACGAATTGTTGGATTGAATCAACAATTAGTTGAACATTCGCAGCAACATTTTCTGGTGTTAATCCAGATACTGTTTCAATATAACTCTTTAGAGTTGAGAAATCATAGGTTAGGTTTCCGAATTCGTTCCAATAGTCTACAAATTGAGTTGCCCAATCAAGAGGATATCCATATCCATTTCTAGAAATAATCTTTTCTAACTCAATGAATTTATTTAGGGTTTCCTCACCGGTTTGCATTTCCATCACTTTGAGAATCATTTGATTGATAGTCTCAAGGAACGAAGCATCCGTTATTTCTGATAATTTATTAAAGTAATCTACAAATTGAGTTGCAAAATCTAATGGCCAACCAAATCCATTTCTTGAAATAGCTCTTTCAAAGTCAGCAAAGTAAACTTCTAACAACTTATCTCCAGAAGTCCACTCTTTTACTTTAGTAACGAAATTAGCAATCCCATCGATGCTCATGTTTACTTGAGATAATTTGTTAAAGTAATTTACAAATGAATTAGCCCAAGTCATTGGCCAACCTTGACCGTTTCTAGAAATTGCTCTTTCAAAATCATTAAATGCATCTTCAAGGCTTTTACCACCTTCTTCTACAGTCACCCAACTTTTAACTTTGTTAATAAATGAATCAACAGGATCAAGACTTCCGCCAATTTGGCCTAATCTGTTTACATAATCTGCAAATTGATTAGCCCAAGTCATTGGCCATCCTTGAGCTTGACGGGAAATAGCATTTTCAAACTTATCAAACTGGCTCTTCAAATCATCAGTAGCCCAACCCTTAACTTTATCAATGAATGAAGAGACTTGGTCTAGATTTGCTCCATCACCACTTAACTTGTTGATATAGTTTCCAAATTGAGTTGCCCAAGTTAAAGGCCAGCCCTGTCCGCCTCTAGATACTGCGTTCTCGAATTTATCAAATTGAGTCTTCAAATCATCCGTTGCCCAGTTAATGACGTTGTCAATAAAGGCCCCAACCTTTTGGAAACTTGCTCCATCACCTGCTAATTTATCTACATAGTTAATAAATTGTTGGGCCCAAGTCATCGGCCATCCTTGGCCTCCTCTAGATACAGCATTTTCAAATGTGTTGAATTTATTAAATAAATCATCAGTAGCCCAACTATTAACTTTGTTAATGAAAGTATCTACTAGGTCTAAGGAATTATTATCTTCTACTAATTTTTTGATGTAGTTAGAAAATTGTTCCGCGTACCAAGGCTCCCAACTCTTTCCTTCTCTACTGATTGCGTTCTCAAAGTTATTAAATTGGGTTAGTAAATCATTTGTGTTCCATTCAGTAACTTTATTTATAAATGTGTCTACTAAATCAAATGAAGACATATCCTCGGTCAATTTTTTGACATATTTCATAAATTGCTCAGCATACCATGGTTCCCAAGATTTACCCTCGCGAGAAATAGCATTTTCAAAATCATTGAAGGTTTTCAACAAGTCAATTGTATTCCAATTTTCGACTTTATGTATGAACGTATCAACTAAGTCAAATGAAGTCATATCAGAAGTCAATTTCTTGATATAATTCATAAACTGTTCTGCATACCAAGGTTCCCAAGCTTTGCCTTCTCTCGAGATGGCGTTCTCAAATTCATTAAAGATACGTAGTAATTCTTTAGAATTCCAATCTTCTACTTTGTTAATGAAATCATTTACTAAATCAAGGGACTTACTTTCTGAAGTCAACTTCTTAATATAATTTACAAATTGTTCAGCGTACCACGGTTCCCAAGACTTACCATCTCTAGAAATTGCCTTTTCAAATTCGTTGAACTTATCTAGTAAGGTTCCAGTATCCCAAACTTTGACTGCTTGGATAAAGACTGCAACTCCTAAGAAGTTAGCTTTTGCTTCGTTTAATTTATTGATATAATTTACAAAATCTTCAGCCCAGTTAATTGGCCAGCCTTTACCATCTCTAGATAGAGCTTTTTCAAGTGTATCAAACTTGTCTAATAATCCATCTGTTTGTAAGTTAGAGAAGATTTGAATTACACGGGCGGCATTTCTTGCCACAGTAACAAGCATTTCAGAAGCTCCACCTTTATCCTCAAATAGACCATTACCTTCAATCTTAATTTGAGAGAACTCTTCAATAGCTTCCCTAATTTTAGTGACAGAATCTTTTTTGACTGGTTTTAAATTACCTAATACATCAGAAATCTCTTTTACATTCTTACTAATTACTGTAAGCATGTCTGAATTGATTAAGTTTTGAATATTGCCCCAAATATCTCCTGTACTAATAGAAGCGAATTCACCAATTGCTTCTTTAATCTTTCTAACACCACTGGTTCTTACTTCTGGGATATTTGATAGTGTTTCTGAAATCTCTTTTACATTATTAGCAACTTTGGTAAGAATTCCAGTGTTGACCATATTGACTAGATTTTCCCAAAGGTTACCAGTCTTTAATTCTGCTACATAAGTAATAGCTTGAGTTAGTTTTTGTAAGTTCTTTGGTTGAATTTTTGCAGCATATATTGAAGCGTCTAATAATCCTTTAGCGGTAAGTACAAGCCCTCCAGCAATAATTGACGTTGCAATGGAAGCAATAGCTCCAAATACGGAGAAGGCCAGGACAGAAGTAAGAATTACAGAAGTCATCACAATTGCGAGACTTAATTTTTCTAATCCACCGAAATCAATATTTCTACCATTTTCACTTGCTGATTTTAATCCAGCCGCGGTTAATGCTAATCCAGCTCCAATAATTGCAGTAGCAATAGAAGCGACTGCTCCAAATATTGCGAATCCTAGGATGGCAGTTAATAAGATAGAAGTTTGGGCAACAGCAAGCCCTAATAGAAGAATTCCACCCATATCTATTTGTTTGCCTTGTTGTGAAGCAAAATTCAAACCTGCAGCAGTAATTGCCAAACCGACTCCAATAACTGCAGCTGCGATAGCCCCGACAGCTCCGAATGCAGAGAATAATAATAATGAAGTTAACAGAATTGAGGTTTGAGCAACCGCAACACCTAGGAGTGCAATTCCTCCCATATCTATTTGACTTCCTAATTGAGAAGCTTTTTGTAGTCCTGCAGCTGTTAGTGCTAATCCACCACCAATAATAGCGGTTGCAATAGCTCCGACTGCTCCAAACGCAGAGAATACTAATAAAGCAGTAAGAATTATAGAAGTAAGTGCTATTGCTCCGGAAAGTTGTAAAATTCCTCCCATATCAATTTGGGCGCCCATCTTTGAAGCTTCAGAAAGTCCCAAAGCAGCAATATATAGTCCAGCACCTACTGCAGCGATAGCGACTCCACCAAGGGCTACAAATTCTGCAAATATACCGATAACGCCAGCAATAGCAGAAACAATAACCATAGCTACTAACATTCCAGCTAGATTACCAACGTTAATACTTACAGAAGAAGCCTTAGCTACAGCAGAAACAATTAAATAGAATCCAGCGCCAACCAAAGCAGCGCTAGCAGCACCTTTAAGAACTTCGGTATTTCCTAATGGTTTTAAGATTCCAGCGATCAAATTACCAACTGCTCCTCCACCGCTCTTGGCAGCACCACTTAATTTTGTAACTGGAGTAGCCAACCCTCCTAATACTCCGGAGAACTTTTGGACCACAGAAGTAACTTTACTTACTGCCAAGAACCCGATCAAAGCAGTGAGCAGACCTTCAAGCAATGGTTGAGGGATAGCGTTAATAACATTCGCTAGTACAGTTAGGGCAGTCGCCAATGCTTGGAATATAGCTGGGGCTATGTTTGCAACAGCACTTGCAAAGGCGAGAGCTAGTTTAGCAATTGCATTAGCTAGAGGTGGGACAACTGGTAATAATGATTTAATAATTTGAACTAATGCCCCTCCCAATTTGGCCATTACTTCATTTAATACAGGTTTAAGTTGATTTAGTACTTCTCTTAATTGTCCGAAGGTTTCTTGAAAAGTGGATGATAGTTCTTTCAAACCACCACCTTTAACAGCTCCAATTCCAGCTAATATAATAGTTAGTGCTGCAAACGCTGTAGTCATTCCTTTTAGACCACCTGTCAAAGGATTAACTATCTTAAACAATCCTTTAAAGCTTTCTGCAAGAGGACCTACTACTCCTCCGATACCAGGAATTGAACCCGCAAGATTTCCGAATGCAATAGCGGCACCTGCAAGAATTGGAATCATTATTTCTGTGTGGTCAGAAATAAAATCAAAGGCTTTTGTTAAAGCTGGAGCAAGTTTGTCAATTAAAGGAACTAATTTGTTCGCCATTTGAGCGAATGATTGACCTAATCTTGAAACAGAAGCAATTAGTTCAGGATTACGTAAATTATCTGCTAATTTCTTAAGAATATCTGTAAAGGTTTGGGCCAAACCATTTTCTAATTTTTGACCGGTCCATTTATCAATACCGACCAACGAAGTAGCGAAAGTAGAAATGGACCCTTTAAGACGGTCTAACTGACGTGGGATAGTATTATTCATCTTATTCAAAAGGTTATCGTACATTTCTGGGTCCACGATTTGACTCATGGCCTCTTGGAATACTTCCATAGTGACTCCACCATCTGAGATAAAGTCTTTAAGTTCTTCCATAGTTTTGCCAGTGACTTTAGAAAGTGCTGGCATAATTGCCACACCCTGGTTGACCAATTGATACATATCCTGGGTCATCATTTTACCTTGGGCAGAAATCTGGCCGTAAACGTGTCCAAGTCCTCCAAGATCCGCACCTGTAGCTACACCAATAGCACCTAACTTAGCTAAGTCTCCTTCAACGTCGTTTGCACTACGACCCATTGCGACTAACTCACGTGCTACGTTAGATACATCTAACAACTGGTATGGGTTTTCAGCAGCGAAGTCTGCAACAGAAGTAAGGACTGTTTCAGCACCTTCTACAGAACCGGTCAAAGCTTCAAAAGAAAGACGGTTCTTTTCAAGTGA